AGCAGGCGATGAAAACATGGCGTCAATCGCGCCCAGAGCGCCCTGCTGGAACCAAGGGTATGGACTGGCGAAATTCCGCTGCCTACACGAACTGGCAAAAGTCCCGCCCGCAGAGGCCCGAACGCCCGATGCCGCCGACCCCGGAGCGGCCTACGATCCCACCGAACCGCCCTGCGGGTGGTGGGCGGCGTATGTTCAGGAAGGGCTAAATGGCAACCTCTGGTTCCAAGGACTTTGAACTTGACGTTTCCGACTATGTGGAGGAAGCGTTTGAACGCTGCGGTCTTGAGGTGCGTACGGGTTACGACCTTAAGACGGCGCGGCGTTCGCTCAATCTGTTGTTTGCAGACTGGGCAAATCGGGGTCTGAACCAGTGGACCATTCAGTCCGGATCGACTTCCCTTGTGGCCAGCACGGCCAGCTACACGTTGACGGCCGATGTGATTGACATTTTGTCGCCTATTGTATTGCGCACGGGCACCGGAACGGGTCAGTCCGATATTCAGGTGGAGCGCCTCAGTCGGGGCGATTACGTCAATATCCCCAATAAGAACACGGTGGGTAGGCCCGTGCAAGTGTTCATTGATCGGCAGACTATTCCTGTTATTAAGGTGTGGCCTGTGCCCGATACCGCGTACACGCTGGTTTACGATAAACTCGTGCGCCTAGATGATGCTGACGCTTACACGAACACCGTCCAAGTACCTTTCCGTTTCTACCCCTGTCTAGCAGCAGGGCTGGCCTATTATCTTGCCCTGAAGCGAGCCCCCGATCGCGTGCAGCTTTTGAAAGCTGTTTACGAGGAAGAGTTTGATCGTGCCGCCGCCGAAGATCGCGACCGCGCGAGCCTGCGCATCACTCCGGGCCGGGGGTATTTATGAGTTTTGCAGTCGGCAAAAAGGCGCTTGCGATTTGCGATCGGTGTGGTCAGCAGCTTCTGTATCGGAGCCTGCGCACTGAATGGCAGGGGCTGCGCGTTTGTCCGAGCTGTTACGAACCCAAGCACCCGCAGCTCGGGCCGTTCAAAGTTCCGCCTGAGCCGCAGGCGCTTTATAAGCCCCGCCCTCAAGCTGCTTTGGGCCTGACTGTTCCCGTAGGTGAGAACAAGGTGTTCCCGCCGTGGCAGAACGGGCCATTGCAATTGATCGCGTCCGTAGGGACTGTTGAGGTAACGACCTGATGGCATACACTCTTGCACAGTTGCAGCAGGCGGTTCAGGATTATTGCCAGAACAGCGAAACGACGTTTGTCGCCAACATCAGCAACTTTATCCGCAATACTGAAGACCTTATTCTTCAGTCTGTAGACCTGGAGCTGTTCCGCAAGAACGTCACTGGCAACATGACCAGCAGCAATAAGTATCTGGCCAAGCCGACTGACTATCTGTCCTCTTTCTCGCTGTCTATTACCGTGAGTGGTGAGAAGCAGTTTCTGTTGATGAAAGACGTCAACTTCTTGCAGGAGTATGCTCCGGGCAGCGGTACTGGGGTGCCGAAGTATTATGCTCCGTTTGATATCAGCAATTTTATTATCGCACCGACACCAGACAGCGGGTATGCTGTGGAACTCCATTATTTCTACCGTCCGGCCAGCCTTGCTGATGCGGGTAGTAGCGGCACCACATGGCTCAGCACCAATGCCCCGATGGCGATGCTCTATGGGTGCCTTGTTGAAGCGTATGGCTTTATGAAAGGTGAAGCCGATGTGATGGCTCACTACAAAGAGATGTTTGGTATCGCCCTAAGCCGCCTTAAGGATCTGGCCGAGGCCAAGGAAAATACAGACGCCTACCGTATGGGTCTGCCCACCAGAGCGAGGTCTTAATGCAGAGCGGTTTGAATTTGGGGCCTGTACAGGTTCATACGACACAAGATCGGGGTCATACCCCTGAAGAGGTTGCGGAACGGTGCCTTGCCAAGCTATTGTACGTGTCTAAAGACGCTCCTGAAGTCATTCGCCAACAGGCGGAAGCTTACCGCGCTCACATGTACCATGTCCTTGTGGACTACATGCACCAAGCTGTGAACTCAAGTCGCACGACATTGTGCGCTGAATTGGCAAAGCAGGGCCACGGTGATGTGGCCGAACTGATAAGGAGACTTTGATATGGCTATTTCTCAGGCCCTGTGCACCAGCTTCAAGGTAGAGCTGCTGACGGGTCATCATGCGTTTGGCACCACTGTCGTGCGCGCGGGTACGAGCGCGGACACGTTCAAGATCGCGCTGTTTACTTCTTCGGCTACGCTGGGGGCTACCACCACGGCCTACAGCAGCACCGATGAAGTCGCCAACGGCAACGGTTATGCGACCGGGGGCAATACCCTCACCGTGTCACAGGCCCCGACTTCTACCAGCACGACTGCTTGGTTGGACTTTACCGACAGCACTTGGGCGGCTTCCACCATCACGGCACGCGGTGCGTTGATCTATAACGACACGCAAAGCGACCGAGCTGTGGCTGTTCTGGACTTCGGTTCGGACAAGTCTTCTTCGTCGGGTGACTTTACGATCGTGTTCCCCACGGCCGACTCGTCGAACGCTATTATCCGCATCGCTTAGTTTTTGCCCTAGAAGGGCCTAGAACATGAGCGTCGGCTGGGGCAGAAGTACGTGGGGCAGCGGCGGCTGGGGTGAAGATGTTGCCACCTCAGTCTCCGTCAATGTTACGGGCGTTGCTGCAACAGCTTCGCTCGGCACCGTCACTGTTTCTGGAGCAGCCGTTGTAACGGAGACAGGGCTGACGGGCACGACTGCCCTTGGCACCGTCACTGTTTCTGGAGCAGCCGTTGTAACGGAGACTGGTGAGCAGGCGAATTCTGCCCTTGGCACCGTCACTGTTTCTGGAGCAGCCGTTGTAACGGAGACTGGGCTGACGGGCACGACTGCCCTTGGCACCGTTGTCGTTAGTTTGCCCAAGGCTGTTTCAGTCACGGGCGAGCAGGCGAATTCTGCCCTTGGCACCGTCACTGTTTCTGGAGCAGCCGTTGTAACGGAAACGGGTGAGCAGGCTATCGCTTCCGTTGGCGATGTCACCATCAAAGTTACGTACAATATCTACGTTACGGGGGTGGAAGCTACTTCTGCCCTTGGCACCGTCACTGTTGTTGGTGCAGCCAATGTTTCCTTGACAGGGGCGCAGGCGAACAGCGCCCTTGGAACGGCCACCGTTGTCGGCACCGCCGTTGTTAGCACCACCGGGGTGGAAGCTACTTCTGCCCTTGGCACTATAACCGTTATCAACCAGTGCAATGTCTCTGTTTTTGGGGTGCAGGCGAACAGCGCCCTTGGAACGGTAAATATCACGGGCACGGCCAACGTCGACCTTACGGGCGAACAGGCCACGGGCCACGTAGGGTCGGTGGTTGTTTCGCTGCCCAAGGTGGTGCCTGTCACGGCTGTTACCACCACTGCTCAACTTGGCGATGTCACTGTCGTTGTAGCGTCGAACGTTTTCGTCGATTCGCTGGCCGCGCAAACCGTACTCGGGACAGTGATCGTCTGGGGTAATATTATCCCTGATCAAACGCCGGGGTACACCCCAGTCTCTCCCGTACAAGATCCGCTGTACGCCGCAATTACGCCAAATCAATCGCCGGGGTTTGCGCCCATTGCCCCTTCGCAAGATCCCGGCTATACTTCAATCACGCCCGCTCCAGCCAACATCTGGACGGAAATTGCCGCATAGGATGCACTAGATGGCCAGCACTTATTCAACAAGTCTCCGCCTCGAGCTTATCGGTACGGGTGAACAGTCCGGTACGTGGGGTACGACCACGAACACCAATCTTGGCACTCTGCTCGAACAGGCGATCGGTGGCTACCAAGCCATTGCTATGACGGACGCGAACTACACGCTCAGCACGGCCAATGGTGCCGCTGATGAAGCGCGTAACGCGGTCCTTCGGTTTACGGGCACGCTCACGGCAGGGCGCAATGTGCTTTGCCCTGATGGCATCGAAAAGATGTATGTCGTTCAGAACGCGACTACGGGTGGTTTTGCAATCACGTTCAAGACCGTTTCGGGCACGGGCATCAGCGTAGCCAACGGAAGCACCCTGTTCCTGTATGTGGACGGCACGAACGTGCTGGCGGTAACCGGAACTCTTGCTTCGCAGAACGGTAGCAGCGTCACCATCACGGGCGGCAGCATCACGGGCATCACCGATTTGGCAGTGGCCGATGGTGGCACCGGGGCTTCAACCGCAGCGGACGCGCGCACCAATCTTGGTGCAGCGGCCAGCGGTGCGAACACGGACCTCACGTCTGTCTACCTGAACAACACTGGCCTCAAGATCAAAGATACGAACGCAAGCCACGGTTTGATCATCGCGCCGGGATCTGACCTTACCGCTGACCGCACTTTGACGATTACGACTGGTGACTCCGCTCGTACGTTGACCATCAGTGGTAACGTGACTGTGTCACAGGATTATTCGACAACGGGTAACCCGCAGTTTGCAACCATTGAACTTGGTGCCGCGACCGATACCACCCTGAGCCGCTCGGCGGCGGGTGTTCCTTCGCCTGCCTCACAGGCCCACGGTGACGTTCTCTACCGTGGTGCTTCCGGCTGGGAACGTCTGGCGGCAGGGACCAGTGGTCAATTCCTCAAGACCCTTGGCGCTGGTGCTGCTCCGATCTGGGATGCTGTTTCAGCAGGCGGCGTCACAATTACAACCTACACCTCTGGCTCTGGTAACTGGACCGTTCCAAGCAGTGGCACTGTCGCTCTTGTCAGGGCTTGGGGCGGTGGTGGCAGCGGAGGACGGGCTGCATCATCTGGTACTGGCGGTGCTGGTGGCGGCGGTGGGGGTGGATATACA